GTAGCAGACGCCTGGGTGCTCCCGGGTGTAGCCTTTTCAACTACATCGATACGGGCAATAACAGGCTCTAAGGCCTTGGTAATTTTTTCAGTGATGTCAGCTTTTTCAAGAGCATCAAGGCGGGTTATTACAGGATCTAAAGAATCTTCAATAGCTTTTTTAAGTTCTTCTGTTATCATTTGGATATCTCCATTTTTATTTTTTTGAACTGGTTCTTTACAATCTGCGCTTTTAATAACATCAGCAAGATGTTGGTGAGCGGCTTTAATTTTTTCCATATTGTCAGCCGACAAAACTTTCCCAGATTTCATAACGATCGTTCCCATGGCTGTTTGAAACTGAGTTATCGATGCATTGATAGCAGTATTTTTATCAGTGCAAGTGTCGTCGTTGAGAATATCTCTAACAGCATTTTCAAGCGCGTAGATATAATCCCAAATATTTCTTTCATTGAGTTCGCTGTTAAAATCTTTTTCGATATGAAGGGCTTTTTTTAATTTGCTCCAAAAGCTTTTTTCAATCGGCTCTACTTCAGCCAAACCAGCTAAACTTAAACCAGAGATCTCACCTGACTTAATCAATGCCCAGGTATCGTCCTTTGCAACCTTGATTGCAACGACCCAGCTGTTAATCTTTGTGTCAGGAAACATGGGATCTGCAGAACGGAGTATGAAGGATTCAACAACGGCACCATCATCAGCTACAAAGTCATGTTGGGTATCAACGTTAGTATTTTTAAGCTTGGCAAGAAAAGTATGAGCTGATTTTTCGATTACGCTGGCATTAGCGATATCACCCTGAGAGTCCGCAACTTCCGGCTCGTAGACAGTACCATAAACTAGGCGTTTTTCTTCGTCGGTTTTTATGATGGTGATAGTTTTTCCGATATTTGGAGTGGTGTTGCCTGCCGATTTAAAAATTATCTGCTTTCCGTTAGCACCCTTGCCAACTAAAGAGATGAAAGAAACATCAATGCTGTTTAATCTACGAACTGCCTCTGCCATTATCATTAACTCCTAAATTTATGACCTGTTTTACAAATTGTGCTACAAAACATAATTTCAACAGCTTAAAGGTAAATGATGCAAGTGAGTTAAATCAAGCGTTTGCTTGGATGACTTCCCTCCAAACTGGCTCCAAGCACAAAGAGCGTGCCATATTGAGTGTAATACTGTGAATATTGAGTGAAAGTGAGATTTTTAGTTTTCGGGGATTTTTTGGCTTGAAATAATTATTTGACTCAACTTAAGTTTTATTATTTTTTTTGTGTCCTGGTGGTTGATATTTTCCAACCAAACCTCGAACATAATTTGAACTAAAACATTGTAAGAAATGTTCATCTCATTCCCGATTTTTCTGATTGCTTCCTCCGGTGTCCCATTGATGTCAATTCTCATTCAATCTCCAAAAGATAAATAGCGATTAACGAAAGTATAACTCCGCAAACTTGATAAGCGCTTAAATGTTCGTGAAACAAAATTATCCCGATAAAAATTACGCCGATATCGCTAATTAAAGTCCAATTAAACGAGGTTACTATCAACCCTCTTCTTAGAAGAACTGGAATATATGTAATTGAGTATAATGCATAAATTAATATGGTCAAAATGAATAAAGAAAGAGTTGGATTTCTCGACCACAACTTCCCAGTATAATCGCCGAATATTACAAATATAGCCGCGAATAAAAGTAAAATTTGTGGGTGTACTTTATTGAAAATACTAATTATTGCCTTCATTCAATCACCGGTAATAATATCGTTCTGCAGTGGAAATGATAGGGCGGCATGCCTATGCCTTTGGGGAGATCATCTTTTTTTAATCCGATCAATGTTTTAACTTTTTCCTTTAATGCCTGGAATGCTTTGGTAACGGATCCGAAAGAATCTTCTGTCATTTTATCAGACCAAAATGGCGCAATCTCTTTAACAGCCTCAGGATCCTTAGCTGCCATTAGTTTATCACGCTGTGCTTTCAAAACAGAGACTTCAATTATTTTTCCGTTCAATGCTTTGCATATCTCTGAGGTATGATCATCCATAATCGCGTGGATCTCTGCCTTGGTTATACCAGCCTCTTCAAAAGCTTCAACATGCCCGAACTCCCGGGCCCGGGTAACGATATGGTTAGACAATCCTTCCCAATAGGATTTATTTCCCTTGTAGGTATCTGACAGCAACGCTTCAAAATTTTTACCCTGCTGTTCCAAACTTTGTCCTTCCTGGATTATATCTTTTGCACCGTCAAGCAACTTCGCTCGTAGTTCATCATCATATCGATTCTTAACCCAATATATTTGATCCTGACCCAACCAGGCCAATGCTTTCTGATTCGGTTCATTAAATTCAAACTTCAAACTAAGATCTTTGTAGGATTGCTTATAGGCAAGTAGCTGAGTTGACGTGATAGCAGATCCCACTTCCTCAACAGCAGCTGTGCCTAGATCATCCTGAAGCTTATTTATGATGTCCTTGATTTTGACATCAGTTAAAGCATCGCCAAGTTTTACAACTTCATCAATCGCGTCCTGAATATGTTCTTTTTGGATTTCGTTAGTTTTAGATTGAAGTTGTCTCTGCAGCCGCGCGGCCAAGATCTGCCACTTATCAGCTTTCAGTAACAGGAATGCAACCTTGTCAATTTCTTTTATCAGCGATTGAATAATATCGGGTTTCATTACTTCGCTTTCTTTTCTTCAGCGATCTTCTTCTCAAGCTCGATAACAAGCGCATCTATTTCTTTTTGGCTTTTCTTAGAGCCATCAGGATTAAAGAGATATTTATAAATCTCATGCTCTTTTGAAACGCACCTAATTACTTTCGGCGTGCCTTTCGGTGTGGAACCATGATGTGTAAATTTGAAACGACCGATTTTAACAGTATCGGAATACGAAGCTTCTGGATGCCCGATTAAACCAATAGGATCTTTACCTTCACTCAATTTTCTTCCTCCAATGATTTTTCTAACATTTTACGAACTTTGACCAGCGCATTAATTGCGCCTTGCCCCATTCTTTCCTGATAAATTTTAAGTTGATCTTTGTCCATTGCGGCATAACCAAGTTCTTCGCGGATTTCATCCGGGAATAAAATATTAGCGGCTGCCATTGCTGCATAGAACTGACCGTCTGACTTGGGATCTTCAACGTATAGCTGATTAAGTTTTATTTCGTACTTGGTTATCTTGAGTCCTTCCCGGATCATGTTATTAAACATTTGTTCGAAACGTTCCTGCTTTGGTTCTATCACGCATTCCTGGAAGATCTTGAGTTGTGACTTACCTTCAGAAGAGCCACCAAGTGAACCGGCTTCGGCTAATCCAAGCAACCGTTTGGGAACCCCGTGTGTTGTTATTATTTCGTCACGGGCATCGATCCTCATCTTCTGGAATGATGCATCCTTAACTTCCGGCTCTACCGATTTGATATCAACCTTAACTTGATCCGGGTTTGAACCTGAAAATATTAATAATAAATTACGGCCAACGTTTTTAAGCCCTTTGAATTTATTTGTAAAGAAACTGTGAACTTCTTTTTTTGACTCAGCTGACAGATCGCCACCAACGATCGTCGTAACATGCGCGGGAATTCCCATGTTGTCAAATTTGTTGATATTGTACTCGACAGCAGATCTGTCAAGGAGAATCGATCCTAAGCAGCCAAGATATTCAGGCAACCCGTAAAACCTTGTTTTGGGGTTATAGTTCTTCATGCGGATATATTCGTTCAAGCCGGTTTTGTCACCTTGCAACTGGCCGGTGGTTGTAAGGTTTAAGGTACCTAGTGGGTTTAATGTTGCCCAGGCTAACCCGACCATTTGGATAAGCTGAATAACTGGCGGTTTTAGTGCAACATATTTTGCAACGGCCTCTATCCCGGGGAAGTGGTAGAACTCAGCAACCTCGCCTTTCATGTTGCGCGCAATTTCAAATTGAGCGGACCCGAAGATCTCGAAATCAGTAGCGAAGTTAGCGAAGGACTCTGCTACTGTTTGTTTAGCATATCCTGAGTGAGCATCAAGAAAAGCTTTAAGCTTAACATATTCAGGGTCTTTTATATTTTTTTCAGCTCCCCCTTCCGTTGGGTGGATATCATAACCAAGGCCAGCCGTAATAATAGCTTTCAAGTTAATGCACCTGGTATGATAACCGGAGTACGTGTATATCTCCGCTAGTTGGGTCGGATTGAAAGGTGGATATTGTATGCCTGCTATTTGATCGGCGGGTAATTGCTTTTGTGCTGTCTCCTTTGTAATAGGGTCAAAATATTTTCTTATCGACTGAGTTGAAATTGAGTCTGTGTCGATATCAGCCTGTTTCAATATCGAAACTTGGCCCATTGGCTTGTCGATTGCATCTATTGCCATAATAATTTTCCTTTATAAAATACTTGCTGTGCCCAATGCGGGCTTGTAAAATCCTTGTCTAATCCAGTTCCAATAAATAGCCGCATCCCCTTTGTTCGGTGAATGACCTAAATGTTTTTTGATGTCCTCTTTTTTCTCTACACATATCTTGCCACTCTGTATGCTCCATTTTGGGGTTACAAGATCGGCGAATAGTTCTTCGTCATTCGGCAGTATTATTTTCCCTAGTCGTAGATCTTCGCGCATCTGCCAATGCATCTGAGAACGAAGATTATTAAACTTCTCTTCCTGGCCTTTAATGAAAATTGGGGAGTCTCCGCCACCCAAAGCGACCACTTTATGATTAAGATCCTTCAAAGCGTTTACGGTACCAGCGCCAACACCAACAGAGTCAATACCGACATATTCGTCTCTGACTTTATCCTCCTTCATTTGTGTAAGCACATCACGGGATCCTAACTGGTTGCTGTTCGGACATTGAAAATCTTTAACGCCATAAAGTACCGCGCCTTTACCCCTCGCAATAGCTGCTTTGTCACCGGCCTCTGAATTTGCAACGTCAACACCTAATGCTGCAGGACCGTCAATTAATTTTTCTCTATCACGGTCCTTGGCGTCACGCGCATCGATACACCATTTCAGTTGGATCAAACTGTCAGCTGATTGCCCCGGAGATAGTCCGCGTACACGCGAAAGATAAAAAGGATTTTCTTCGCCATAGCGATTAAGCATTGAGGTAACACCTTCGCGTGACGTAGCACCCGGAATAAACGAGGCATTATTTGTAACATAGTTCGGATGATCAAGACAAGAGATCCGGATATGCTTTGTCCCTGGTGTTGTACAGTATTTGTGAAGCGTATCGAGTTGATGATCGGGATTACCAAAGGCCAGGATAATATTATGAGGTGCAACTGATGTATTTTGAAGGGCTGTTATAACCGCACTATTTACGCCTGGGGTTTCCTCGATAATAATTAGCATATGTTCCGCATGGAACCCCTGTGCCTTAGTTGCTGAATCCTCTGCAGCGCCAACGCCCGCAACAAATCCAACGGCGATCCAATCATCTTGCATTTCGTTCATGCGAAGCTTTAAGGTTGTCAGTGTACCGCGTCCGAATTTGTTATGAAGCTTGCCGATCTCCTTCCAAATGTGAAGCTGCAGTTGTGGCTCTTTAGGGGCTGTGGTCACTACGAGTGAATTCTTAAAGCATTCCAGGAACCAGTAAACGATTCCGGCACCGATAAAAGTCTTACCAGTACCGGTACCGGATTCAGCGCCTATGTTTCTTTCACCTCTAGCCAAACAATCAAGAATTTCCATTAATGGGTTTGGTGTGCCATCCCAGATATGTGTGCGGTAAGCAGGAAGTAAAGTCCAGTCGATAGATTCGGGTTTATAATCAAGACGTTCAACCAGGTAGTCAAACGGATTGGTTTGATAATGCGCATTCCGTAAGGAGTAGTTTCTATTCCTTTCAGCATCACGCTTTCTGAGTTCCAGCTCAGCTCTGGCTCTTATCTGTACTGTCGTTAGGGTTACCATTATCAGTATCAACAAGCACCGCACGGATATCTTCGCCTGCAGCAAGTCTCTGTAATTGCCTTGAATTAAGTTTTGAATAATCGATGTTTAGATTTAAGTTCGCTTCCCCTGGTGTTTTTTCTTTTTTCTCATACAGCCCTAGAATTTCGTCGCGATCTTTGTAAGCGGTTTGAAGGAGCTGAAAAAATCTTGCTTTCTCCGCTGGTTTTTTTGCATCAGCAAGTTGCAATTTCAATGAGCGTATTTGATCTTCCCGGTCCCTGAGTGCTTTCCTGATTTTCTTGTCAACATTTTTAGTGTAGAGTAATTTTATTTCCTTACGTGCTTCGGCGATATATGTCATAGCCATGCGCTCTTCACAGCCTAGTTCATCCATAACAACACGCGCTAAATGCTTCCCGCGTTTACATTCTAAAAATTCTTGGTTAGTCAGCAAGAAGGAAGAAACGACCTTAACGTTTAACCAATATTTTTCGGTATGACCGTTTTCAGTCTTAGGCATGGTAATGTTTTGAATGTAGGATCATGTGACAAACTCTTTGATTCGTAGCACAATTTATAAATCGGTCATGTGAATGTAACTTGTTTTTAATTAATTATCAAGAAGGGAATTTAAATAGGCGCCGTGGGGATTCAAGCAGATTCGTAGTCGTTGTTAAATTATGGAGTCTGAAATATTCATCTAATTCATCGTTTCATTTCTTTGCTTTCTGCTAATCCCCGATCAAGCGGGATAAAACAAAAGACTCAGCGGTCTCATCGTCCGTTGTCTTTTACGGCGCTAACAAATGGTGAATCTCCTAAAAGTAATATCGGCGGTTGGGTATATCCGGAGTGAACGGATATCCAAACTTTTTTATTTTCAACTATTGATTTGATCTCTTCCTCCGTAGGTTCCCAACAGGAAATGCATTGTTTCCCGTCAGTGTAGATATGAAGTGAGCCGCATTCTTCATCCGTCATAGATGATGGCTTTAGCAATGTTTTGTTTGACTCTGAAAATGGTATTGGTTTCATAACTGTTCCTTTTGTTGTTTTATAAATCGTTCTATCTCCCCCGCGATCTTGTATTCCCACAGATCCCCTGTCGTGTCAGCTGTCGTGTAGGTGAATAACTTCCAACCGTGCATGACCGCTAGGTTAGCTTTCTTCGCATCCCTGATTATTCCTTTGCCTGATGAATGCCCGGAATTCCCTTTCTTGAAACTTCCTCCGTTTACCTCGATTGCAATCTTCAAAGCAGGTATGGCTAGATCAAAGCGGAATCGACGTTCGTGACAGAATCGATACTCGGACACGGCTTCGATGCCTAACTGCCTTAAAGCTTCTTTAATCGCTTTGGGATAGTCGGGAATATTTTTGGAATATTTTTTAACGGGTTTTACAGGTTGGTGTAAAATTACGCCACTTCGTTTCTCATACCTTTCCAGATCGGCAGCGGTCCAACGGATTGAGTTACTCATATTCGTCATACTCCGAATCATCATACTCGATATCGTCGCTTTCTTCCTCTTCAACATTCGGCCAGCCGCAACAATCGCACTCCTGAAATGATATCTCTTCAATTCCCCACGATGTACCGCAATCAGGATTAGGACACCTAACGTAGTTTGTCATTTTATATTCTCCCCGTTTGTGTATGAAACATTTCGGTATCAAGGTTAATCTGCTCAACTTCCCTTTCCTGTTCTCTGAATTCCTTAACGTTTACTTTGGTTTGCTTGGCTGTATCATAATACCAAATCCCTTGAGAGCCTGAAAATTTGGGAGTTTCAATTTTGGTGATACTCTTGAGGAATAAACCATAACGAGCTGACCACATGCAATTTATCATAGCGCTCTTTGAGTCATCGCCACATAGCCAGCCAGTAGCGTCAACATTTGCAGTACAAATAATTTGACCGATCCGTTTATCCTTGATCATTTCGAATATAGTATCAAGTTTTGAAATTGAACCAACATATTTCTTTGATGCTTCGATAACATTCGGATCCCATTGTTTGCCAACGTGAATACCTACTGTTTTATGGATCAAGCATGCTAACTTTTCGTGAAGCCTAGTTTCGATTGACTTCCATAGTCCTGGTTCCTCCGCTTCTTTCTCGATCATGAAACACCACGGACGCCAAAGTGTAATAACGGGAATTATCATAGCAGCTCCATTTGGTTTTTAGGTTTACGGAATGACTTCGCACCAGGGCAATTACTGAAGTGGCTGATATGGCGCGTGTGGTTGAAGCGAACGGTAAGATGCTTCGAAAGGTCAGCAAGATCATCGGCCGACAGAGAGCCGGCATTAACCGGCTCGTATTTCATCTTACCATCAAGCTTCAAATTGCCGGTAGGTAGGAAGACAATTTCTTGAGTGCAGGCTTTACATTTCATCCTTTTAAATCTCCGCTTAATCTGGAATCCTTTAGATATAATTTCCTTTGATATTCATAACAGCCAAAAGAATGACCAACGATATCTGAAATGGCTTTACAAGAAGCACAAGGCCGTTTGCTCCAAAGGTGTGGATCATCCTGTAAGATTCGTAATATGGCATTAGTTAATTTCTCGTATGCTACCTCTGCTTCTGTTTTCATACCGCAACTGGTTCCTTTAGTAAGCTGATTCCGTATTGCAGTATTTTGATCTGCATTTCTTTTCTTGCAGCATCAGCGGCATCAGCATAAGCAGCATAAGCAGCATCAGCAGCAGCAGCAGCAGCAGCAGCAGCATAAGCAGCATAAGCAGCATCAGCGGCAGCAGCAGCAGCATCAGCGGCATCAGCATAAGCAGCATAAGCAGCATCAGCAGCAGCAGCAGCAGCAGCAGCAGCAGCATCAGCGGCTCTTGCTTTACGAGCCGCTTGTTTATTTTCTTCGCTAGGATCCTCGATGCATTTCTTGGCCGCTTCAATTGCCAATCTTGGTCGTTTATCTTCTGGGTATTTCTTTTCGAAAATATCAAGTACCTGTTCAGCTGCAAATACTGCGTATTGAACACGCTGTTTGTAATCCATCATCCTGGTAATAAACCAGTTGGCCCAATTAACGTGCCCCGTTTCAATAAGCTTGTTTATGACCGCTTCGTGCTCCAAGCCTAGAAGGTTCTCGCATGCAAACTCGTAACCTTCGCGACATGCTTCTTTTTCTTTCAAGAACTGTTTTGTTAATATCATGCTCCGTGCTCCTTAAATTATTTGTTTATGTTTCTTTGTTGCAGACGAGCTGCATTTTTTTGCAAAATCAATGTTTTTTAGTGTTCAAATGTTTACTATAGGACATTACTCAGATCCTCCTCTTCCTCCGGCATATCTTTCAGCGCCGCTTCCAAGTTCTCAAGTCCTTGTTTCAGCGATTCCTTATCGTTTTTGGCCTTTTTCTCCCTGTCTTGGATTTCTTTGTCGAGTAATTTACCATCGATAGCGCCACATAAAAACTTGGTGTTTTTCTTTTCTGGCTCAAGATCATCATACCCCTTAAAGCAGTTACGAATTATGTTAAAAGCCTTATTTTTCTCGATAATTGTTCGATTTAGTGCATTAACTACCCTCGAAACGATAGCTTTTTCATCAGTATTCTTGGTTGTTATGCTAAAATTCAGATTGCAGTAAAGGTTAAACATTGAGATAATGGAAGCTCTTACGTTTTCAGGGTTTTCAAAGTCGGGGTTAATTGCGAAGGTGTTTTCTTCATTCCTTATTTCCGAAGTAGAAGAATTCGAAGAGCAAGATTCATCCGGTGTAACCGGATTCTCGCTCTTAGTCTTACTCTTTATCTTATTCTCTATCTTAGTCTTACTCTTAATCTTACTCTGTGGCGTTACATCAGCGTTACGTAACCGTTGCGTAACCGTTACATCATTATTAAAAAGGTCATTTTTGTTTAATTTTGCAATCTTATTCTCCCTGAATCTTTTCTGTCTTTCACGGTTCGCATCCAAACCTTTCACAATTTTCTCAAGTTCCTGATGTTTTTCGAAATTTTTTATCAAAATATTTTCAGAAATCACTTCAATCATCTTCAGATTTTCAAAAAGTTCGAGTCCTTTTTTTATAATTTCCAGTTTAATATTGAGCTCATTGGACAATGTTTCCGGAGTATGAGGGATCCCGTCACCTAGTTCAAGTTGGCCTGGTTCCCCCGATTTCATAGCCAAGCAAAGAATGCCGATCCACATCCGGAAATATGTATCTCCGTGTTTCTCCCTGAGTATGATTTTTATCTTTGAATCGCCGAGAATATTAATGTCAACTTTAACGAAAGAAAGATTCATTGCAGCCCCCTCAAAAGTATAGCAATCATGAGTGGATGCATGCCTAAAATTTCAAGGGCAATTAAGTAAGCAGTGAGCTGTTTTATTTCCCCTGGCGTGCAATTGTTGTCTGTAAAAAACTGTGTTAATGTCATTTGAATTCCTGTATTATCTGTAATATTTCATCAACATTTCTCTTCCCCTGTAGTTTCTCAAGTAACGTGCTCCGGTAAGTTTCTACCGCTCGGAGCATGATGTTAATAGCAAGCGGCGTTTTTTCGGGATAAGCAGCCTCTAATAATTCCTGTACCGTTTTAATCTTGCTTTTCATCGTGCTCCCATGTTAGCTTTGGTAAACCTAATTCCATGCTTGCCCCCCCCCCCGATAGTTTTTAGAGAAATGGAATGCCCCCACAG